GCATAATGGCATTTGATTATTATGGTAATGTATATAGAGTACGTTTTGAAATAAATAGCAACAAAGAAATCCTTAAAAACTACGAACAAGAGCGAGAACATTTAATAAAAATATCCGGGCCACCAGCTTACAAAGCTATTACTTACGATCAACCGAGAGTACAAGGGTCTAGCTCAAGACAATCAGATGAACAGATATTAACTAGAATAGCTGAACTCACTAGCTACATTGAAAGATATAGAATAATTATTGCTGACAAAGAAAAGACTTTGAATAAGTTAAGAAGTTTAGGGTCTAAGATGTTGCAACAATTGAAGAAAAAAAATAGAACTGATTCAGTTTTAGAAATCTTTATGATGAGCGTATTTGAAGGGAAAAATGTTGATGAAATTAAACAAATGGGTTATGCGCCGTCAACAATTTACAACGCACATACAATTTTCAATAAGCACATAGAACTAAGAAGTTAAAAGTAAGTAGTTTTCAAGTAGATGTTATATCAAAATAACGTGTTATAATGATATTGTAAAGGAAGTGTGTAAAAACGCTTCTTTTTTTATGTTTATTCATTCCTGGTTTGTTTTCATTCCATACTTTTCTCCTATACTTCTAGAGAGCTCTTAACTCCTTTCGACTCTCTAGAAGAATGCATTTTTCCTAGTTATATCATATATATACTAGTTATTATATATTAAGTATTTAAAAGAGTAATTATATATATTACTACTGATTAAGAGAGAAGACTTTGTTTTTAAAAAAGTCTTTTTTTGTTTTATTTGATTTTAAAAGAAAAGAATTTAGCATTTATTGGTTTTAAGACTGAAAGAGGGGTTTTGACTCATGCCTAAAAAGAAAATGCAGCCGAAGCCTTCAAATGTAGCTCAATACAAGACGGGCATATTGCAAGGATTAAATTTTAAGCAACGAAGGTTTGCGGAATATTATGTTATATATGGTACTAAAACAAAAGCGGCACTCGAGGCAGGTTATAGTGCCAACTCTGCGAGTTGGCAAGGAAGCCGACTGTACAGGAACGACAAGGTTCGTGCGTACATACAATTCCTGATTGGCGAACAAGATACAGAAATCATGGCTAGCATCGATGAAGCAAAACGCAGAATGACAATGGGGCTGCGCGGTGAACTTACTGAGCAAGTTGTTGTTATGGTAAAGACCGAGAAGGTAACTTATCGCAACGGTAAGAGAATTGTTACAAAAGTTGAAGAACCAAAACTCATTGATAAAAGAATATCGATGCGAGATCAGATAGAGGCGTCAAAACTTCTTATAAACATCATGGATAAGAGTAACGATAATGTTGCTAGCGGAACTAAAACAACAGAAGACAAATTACTAGAAGCGATGAAAGAAAGGGTTACAGCGGCTAGTAAACTGCAACAAGTAGATAATTCAATCCAATTTGAAGAAGACGAAGAAGAACAACCTCAAGAAGTAATCGAGGGTTCTGGCGATGATTAGCAGCGTTCTTACTGCCGCTCCTGACATCCAGTTTAATAACAAGATACTAGATGCATTATCATGGATTGGATTAAGCGAAGATATATATGATCAAGAGACTGGACAAACAATTTACGAAACAAGATTTATTTGTTTTGAAGGGACTATACGTTCTGCAAAATCAGTAACAGCAATAGTTGGATTTCATCATAGAGTTCAATCTCAAAAAGCTAAGTTCGCATTGATAGCTGCAAAAGATACAGACTCAATCAACGATAATATTCTTAACGCTAAGTTAGGGTTGTTAACAATGTTTCCTGATTATTACAGAATTAAGAAAGATGAGATTGGTGGTTATTATGTAGCTGTACTTGGAACTGATAAGAAAATATTGTTAGCTGGTTACGCTGATACATCAAAATGGAAGAAAATACTTGGTAAGGATATTGAGACGATACTTATCGATGAGATTAACATAGCGGATGAATTATTTGTAAATGAAACCTTTGCGCGGCAAGGGGCAACAGAACATCCGATAACAATATGCACTCTTAACGGCGATGATCCAAATCATCCAATATATCAGAACCGCATCAACAAATGCTTAATAATTGGTAATGCACCGGCTTCTATCATAAGCGACATGAATTCGGTTAAAACAAAAAAGCGCGGATATTATTACATGCATTGGGATTTTGAGGACAACCCAGCTTTGAATCAAAAACAAAAACGGAACCTAAGGACGCTTTATCCAGTGGGTTCTTTTTATCATAAAACCAGAACTTTGGGTGAACGCGGCAAATGGGGTAAAATGATATTTGCTGACTACATGAACCCTGATTGCATCGTTGATATCTATGCGGAAGACGCAAATGGAAAACTTAAGCATCCGCTATCTAGATTTACAATCGGTGTCGACATCGCAGAGAATCGAGCAACCAACGTATTCGCGTTATTAGGTTTTTCAAAGAATTTTGAATACGCTGCTATTGTAGATATTGAAGTTTTCAAATCAGAACAAAACGGTCGATCAGTTGGATACGGTTATAAAACTGATAGGTTAAGAGCTTTTTTAACAAGACATAGCAATATCTTAAATCTTATCGATGGAGCTTTTGTAGATTCTGCAGAGGGCAACTATATTAAAGACTTACAAACTGCGGGTTTACCTATAGCGATAGCCCCTAGTTACAAAGCGACGATTAAAGAGCGTGTAGACCTTAACATCATCTTGTTTACACTAAAGAGGCTATACATACACAACCAAGCGATAGCTGCTTACAATGCATATATGGCGGCCGTGTGGGTTAAAGGTAAAGAGGGTAAGGAAAGAGAAGATAACAACCTTCCAATGAACGATATCATGGATGCGGTCGAGTACGGAGAAACAAGACATATGAACAAACTATTATTAGCGGCTAAGAGAGTGAGTTGATGGTATGGGAATATTAACTAAAATTTCAGATTACTTCAATGCGCGCTATGACGCTAAGCTTGAGAGGGGGCTTTTAAGATTGAACGACAAGATAAAATATAACCCTGACTTTTCCAGGTTAGGAGCTGAATACATGACCTCAGAACGTAGGTCAAGACTTTTAACGCAATACCTAGTGTGGTTTATGGGTGATGAATACATCCTCTCAAACTATTACAAAAATCAAAAAATAGTATTAGGGCAAGAGTCAGTTGTTGATACTAGAATGTTTTGGCGAGTAGCACCTGATGACATTATCAAAGTACATACAGGAATGCCATCCTTGATATCTAACAAGAAGTCTAGGCTCTTATGGGGCCAACCAGTAACTATTGATGTTGAAGTGTTTAAGGTTGATGAAAACGGTAATGTGACAGAAGATGTTGATGAAGAAGCTTCAAAGAAATTAAGAAGTATCCTTGTTGATGTGATCATACCTAAAGTCAATTTGATAGACAATGTTAAGAAAGCGACTGTTGAAGAAAGCTATTCAGGGCATCATGCGATTAAACTATCTTTTGATAGACAGATATCGCCTTTCCCGATTGTTGAAACGGCAGACGCTAGATTATTCAGTGTAACAAAAGAAAGAGGGCATACCACCGCCATTACATTCCATGAATGGTATAGCAACGCCAAGAAAAATAAAAAGTATCGTAGAGACGAAATATACACTACAGTTAGACCAACATCTGTGTTCCCAAGCGATGAGGATATATTAGCGTACGCAAGACAATGGGTTTACAAAGAACAAAGAAACGCCGTTGAGTTGGGCGATGCAATAATTACATACGACTTGTACGAATTAAAAGACAGCAAAGAAATACCAATCAAGTTTAATGATTGGAATAACCACTGCCCTGAACTTATGGGGGGCATTGCGCAAGAAACTTATGTCTTTCCTGGCCTTAAAGGAATGTTGGCTTTTGAAAAACCAAACCGTTTACCTAACAAAGACTTCCCGGGTTCATGGTACGGTGAATCAGATTACTCAGGAGTTCTATCTTCTTTTGACAAACTAGATGAACTCTATTCAGAAAACACCAGTGAAGTTAGAGAAAACAAATCGATTTATGTATATCCAATTGAATGGATGGATAAAGACGATCAAGGCAAAGTAACCGGTAAAGACAAATTTAAAACTAATTATGTTAGCCCTAAAGTTGATATGGATCAAGCGCAAGGCAAAGAACCGGCGGCAACAGTCCTTTCGGGAACCGACAGAACAGACTCATTTGTTAAGAAATGGCGAATGGAAGTTGGAATGATATGTGCAAATGCTCATATATCACCGACGAGCTTAGGCGGTTTAGCGGCTGGGTTTGAATCGATAGTTGCCGGACCAGAGTCACAGCAAGAGCGAGAAAAAGACACAATAGATACTAGAAACGAAATGATAGGGCGTTGGGGCCCTTATTTAGAAAGCATCTTATTGAAGCTTCTAGAACTAAATAGTTTTTTGTTGAACAATGGTTATATCGATGAACAACCTGGTATTGAGACTATGGCCGATGTCGATTTTGATAATTGCAATGTAAGAGTACAATTTCCTGACTATGCTAAAGCGAGCGACATGGAACTTATTACTACTTGGGGCCAAGCTAAGAACATGGGTGTCGCTGATATAAAAACGGCGGTTGAAAGAATTTACAGAACTTTATCAAGCGATCAACAACAAGAAATCGTAGATAGAATAAAACTTGAGAACGGTCTTACGTTAGATAACCCAGAGTCTTTGAGAATGGAAGATTTAATAGATCAAAATATCAACAATGATGGGGGCGAGGAAGAATGAAAAAGATAATGTTAATCGTTGTAATTGCTCTAAT